ATCTCATCTTTGATCTCGGACATCTTCTCGTCAATGGTTTCGTTGAGCTCGTCCTTGAGCTCGTCCAAGTCTGGCGCAGGCATGTCCGCCATACGCTCGTTGAACCGCTTATCGACAAGCGCAGTGATGTGTGACTCAAGCGCCTGCATGATGATGCCGACGAGGTTGGGGGCTTGGAAGTTGTCCATGAATACTCCTTGGGTTGGTTGTGGTGCGGGGGTGGGGTCAATCATTTCTACGTTCATAGTTGCTCCTTGGGTTGGTTGAGTTGTGGTTGCTGCTTCTGAGGTGAATGTGAATGTCATGCTTCTTCTCCTTGGTAAATACGATCTTTCACTGCCGATACGCCCTCGGCTAGGCAATCTTCTGCTGCGCCATAAAAGCCCCAGCACGAGTCAGTCTGTTGACCCTCGGGGTTGTACGCACAGTATCCGTATACACATCCTGTGATGTACTGGTCAAGCGTCTCGATCTCGGCCTTGAGGCACTTGCGTGCTTGCTCGGCCACAGTCTGGGTGCACAGCTTTTTGCCCCACTCTTTGACTGCATCACGGCGGCTGATGTAGATGATGCCGACCTTCCCGCTGTCCCATGGGCATGAGAAGCCTGTGGTGTTGATCGTGATGCCGCTGTGGTCGTACATATAGATTGGCAGAACGATCATGCTCGGGTCGTTGGTGATTGCGTATATCTCGTCGTGTGACAGGCGCTCGTCTCCGAAGTCGTATCGGCACCGATCCACCAGCGCCACGGTGCCTGCGTTGTCCCACTCACGTGGGCTGGTGGGGTCTTCGTCTCGCACGACATTGACTTTGTATCCGTTGGCCAGCGTCTTGGACGCGTATGTGTAATCACTCATTTGCTTTCTCCTTGTTTGAGGACGCTTTAGCGCCTCGGGGTTGAACGGGGACACCGTGTCCCCGTTGGTTGATTAGGCGTTTACCGGAGTCCCTCCGGTTACGCTCACGCGCAGACGATCTGCTTGGTTTCCGTGCGCACGATTTCCTCGGTCACGCCTGTGACCACGATGCGGCACAGTGGGCTGTCTGACTTCACGTATGCGTACACACCCACGTTGATCTCAAAGTCGCCCACCTTGTCGTCGTGGCACTTCTTGTCGAAGCGGAAGTCTTTGTTGGGCAGGCCGCTCGTGTACTCGCTGGTTGTGGCGTTCCACTCGAGGAAGCGCTCGAGGATGCTGGTCAGTTGCTTGTCTTTGAACGAGTCGAGGTCATACATCGTGACTGCGATGAACACGACGTTGCCGTAGGTAGACAGGGAGAGCATGGCGTTTTTACGTACCTTGGCGGGCAACAGGTTGAACGCGGCCTTGACCTCGGGGTGCTTGAGCAACAGCGGTTTGAGCGCCATGCGCTTGGCTGTTTCGATTGCGCTGGCTTTGGCCGTGGCGACTTGTTTGGAAAATGTAGACATAAAAAACTCCTTGGGAAGATTGTTGATAGGGAAAGGCACTGAGCCGCAGTGCCCACGGGATCGGGGACAGGTGTCCCCTTACTTGCGTTGTTTCTTCTCGACTTGGGCCAGCACGAATGAGCCGGGCTGTTGGGGCTGGTAGAAATTGATCTCGTATGTGGCTGTCGCCTCACCGGGCACGTACCACACCCAGTAGGTGTGCTTCTCTTTGTCCATCGCCTTCATCAGGGCGTGCATGTCATCACCCGAGCGCCATCCGAATGCGTTGATGCACAGGATGTGGAAGGTGGGTTGCTTGTGCTTGAGCATGCCCTCGGTCATGTCGATGTAGGTTGTCTCACTCATTTGCTTTCTCCTTGGATAGTGAAGCTGTGCAGGGGGTCGCCGATGCTGTCAGTCCAGCCTGCCTTGTATGCGTCCACGTGCAGGTCGTTGTCGTTCTTGGCATGGCCCGAGTAGTCAGCGCCAGCGAAGTTGATGTCGTACCCACCCCAGACAACCCACTCGTCGGCATTGGCCAATGAGTCGTTGCAAAATGGAATGAGGTCAAGCAGGGCTTGGCGGTAGCCTTCACAGAAGGCCCGCAGTTCGTTCAATGTTTTCATTTGATTTCTCCTTGGGGGCAGGGTATATGCGGTATGGTGCGCCGCCCCGCTGAGCGCACCAAAACCGTTGACTGGGGCAACCCAGTCGGGGACAAGTGTCCCCGTTACTTCTTGAGCATGGCGTCGAGCCATGCGTACTTGGGCTGAGGCAACATCGCCTCGTGCTCCGCTTGCATTTCCTTGTGGCGGGCCCCCTTTTGCGCCCGCCGGTCTACGCGCCCCGGCAAGTCCAGCGCCTGATTGAGCGCTCGGGCCCGCTTGGTTACGTCCTTGCCTACCTCTGACATGGTCAGCGTGCTCACTGGTTTAGACATTGCCGTCCTCCTCTGTCAGTAGCCCATGCCATGTGATGGGGAATGGTTTGTTGTCCTGCTTTTGTGCAAGGCGGGCCTGTGCCCGCTTGATCTTGCGCATCTTGGCCATGGCCTTGTCTTGTTGGGCCAGCATCTCGTCTCGCAAGTCCTCGGACATGTCGTCGTTGGGGGTGTATGCGTCATGCTTGAGGGTCAGCGTCTCCAACTCCTTGGCCATCGCTTGCTCGAGCACAATGCGCCGACTGCGTTGCGACCCCTTGGGTATGCGGCGCTCGAAGGGTACCTTCACCTTGGCCTGCTTGCGGTACGGTATGTCCAAGAACATCGAGCGCACCTTATCCCGCACCTTGGCCGGAATCCAATCGACCCAGTGCTCACCTTGCGTGACGTACTTGAGCTTGCCCCGTTCTTGTTCCTGTGCAATCACCTGAGTGGGCGTCATCGATGGGTTCAGCTCAATGTACAGGTCAAACTGACCGATCAAGCGCATCAGCACCATGCGGTACGCCTCGTATGCCTCACGCCTTGCAATGTCTACCTCGTCAAGCTCGTCCCCACGCAGGGTCTTGCGGTCGATGTATTCGGTGGATGTGCGGCACACATCCACCTCACGCTTCAAGGGGGTGCGCAGGTAGCGCCAGTAGGTGACCGATCGAGCGAGCTTAAGATTCTGCGCCTTGAGTGCGGCGCGCTCCTTGCGGATGGCCTCGACCTTCTCATCGATGCTGGTGATGGGCCAACCTTGCTGATGGAGGATGTTGCGTATCTGCGCAAGGGTGTGCTTGGTGAACCCCGAAGGGGGGATGCGGTGCTGAGCCATGGTTTCTCCTGATGAGGTTGAACGGGGACAGGCTGTCCCCGATGTTTGATTGTGCATACTGAATCTCGTTTTGTCCACAAGAATCTTTTAGTGTCCACAGAATACTGAAGGTCGTCGCAAAGCTGGACGGTCGGGAGCCCGCATGGGTGCTTGCTTTGTTCATATACGGGTATTGCTATCATATGTTTGTGCAGAGTGCATACGCCTGACACACACAAACAAAGACTTTGCAAGAGAGAACGCATATGTATAGAGAGAGGTATATATATATATCTTTTAAATAAAAATATATATTATAGGAGTGCCCGATATGTGCCATCGCTAGTATCCATGCGGGTTTGCGGCTGTCTGGCATAGAGAAGACCTTCGCTAATCTGTGGACAGTAAAAAATTGCCTCTTTTTTAAGCAACTTTATGCAAGGATTGCATAACGGGGACAAACGTCCCCGTTCCCTGTGCTCAGAACAGCTCACGTTGAGCGCCAAGCTGGGTCTTCCACATCTCATACTCACGCTGGCTGGTGAAGACGAGGCCGTGCCTTTGGAGCTCTGCCTTACGGAAGACGTGGACGTGGGCTTGTGTGCCGTAGCTGATGGTTTGTATGTGGTATGCCTGACCACGGACTTCGACTGTGCCACGCTCGGACACGATGGGGTTGATGAGGTTGCGCATGGTGGTTCCTTTCAGTTGGGGGTGACTTCGACCAGTTGGTCGAGCTTGAACTTGGTTGTACGCATGGTGTGGCCGTTCACGGCGTGAAATGCGCTGATTTTCTTGAAGACGTAGTACTGGTAGATGAACGAGTCGCCTACGTCGAGGCCACCGAAATGGGTGCGGATTGTGTGCATGAGAATCTCCTTAACGAACACGCAGTTGACGGAACTTGGACTTGCCGATGCGGTAAACACGGCGGCGGATGACACACAGGGTGTGCTTTACTTTGCGGACTTTCATGGGAATCTCCTTGGTTTGACATGGGAACGAACAACGGGCCAGCCTCACGCTGAACCCGTCACATAAAAACAACAGGGACAAACTGTCCCCGATCACTTGGCAAAGGCTTGGGCCAATGCTTTGGATGCCAACGAACGCGCACCCTCGTACTCAGCGGCCAGCTTGGCCAGCTTCTCAGCGGCCGCCAACAGCTCAGCGGGAATCTCGACCTCGTCCTTGTTGTTGGATGCACCAACGATGTCCTTCACGAGGCGTTGCAGTGCCTTCTTGGCCGCTTCGTACTTGGGGGCGTCCTTGTCCAGCACCATCGTGCCAACAGCTTTGCCAGCACCAGCCACCAGCGGCACGGCGTACTTAGGGAAGCTCGCCACCTCAGGCAAGAGGGCTGTGCGCACCACATCGGCTGTCTGCCCCTTGTAGGTGGTACGAAGGGACTCGATGCCCTCACCGTAGGCGAATGCGGCTTGCAGGACGGCGTGAACAGTAGAACGAATTGCTTTAGACATAAAAATCTCCAAGAGAGTTGAATGGGGACATATGTCCCCGTACCGGCTAAGGGCCAATCCCCTAACCGATGCCTCTATTGTATGGAAGGGGGTGTTTCTAAGCATTACTAGCAGGGCCAAATGGCATACCGAAGACCCCACCGTACCCCCACCAAGCCTTGTATGGAGAGACTAGGCCGCTCCGTATGAACACTGTTTCACACCCGCTCCCACCATTTTGTAAAAACTTAGACAACTCCATGACAACCCCCACGGCAACCCACCCCCTGCTTAATTTTTAAGCACCTCTAAAAAATTTCTAAAAAATTTCAAAAAAACTGGGGCATAAAAAAAGCCCCCGGTTTTGGCCGGGGGCTTAAAGGGTTTCTCAACCCAAGGAGAAGCAAAGCCTTGCGGCACTGCCGGTGTGAGTGTACACTCAGCGCATCGGGACAGCAACCCGCAACTCCGGCCACAGCCGTCAGGACAAATGTTAGAACACCTGATCTCGTCAGACCTCGACCCCACAGTCTTCACGGACATGCCGGAGGATTTCACGCCGGTCGAAAAGGCAGCCCCTGCCCAGATGATCGACGCGCAGGTGGCCACGGCCGACTGGCTCAAGGGATTGGGCCTCGACGACAGCGCCGCCCAGACCGAGGCGGAGACGCACACTGCTCGAGCAGCATTTGCGACACTGACCACAGGCTCCACGCCTGCATCGATTCAGTCAGCGCTCACCAGCATTCAAACCCCCGCCGCCGTCAAACACCTTGTGGGAATGCTGACGGCCTACGACTGGGAGTTTGTGCACCAAGCCAAAGAGCTGCGCGGATATGCCGTGGCCAAACTGGTCGAAGAATGCGAAAGCCCCAACGCCAACATCCGCCTCAAAGCGCTTGGCCTGCTGGGCAAAGTCACGGAGATTGGGCTGTTCACGGACAAAATCGAGGTCAAGAAGACCGACATGACCGAAGCGGAGATCGACCAGCGCTTGAAAGAGAAGCTGGCCAAGTTCATGGATGTGTCAGACGCCGACGTAACGGACCTCGTGGACATCACAGAGATCACCGAAGCCACCCCAACCCCCACCCAAGATGACGACCAGCCCGTCCCTGACGCCTGAGCAAGCCGCAGCGCTGTTCAAAAACCTCGGCAAGCTCACTGCGGCCGAGAAGTTGGAGGCATTGGACCTTTTGGACAAGGCGCAGGAGCACAAGACAAAGAATTTGTCCCGATAGAACATGCTGGAGTTTGCCAAGGCGGTGTATCCGGGCTTCAAAATCGGGCCGCACCACAGGAAGCTGGCCAAAATCTTCTCGGACGTGATCGCCGGGACCAAAAAGCGGGTCATCATCAATATCGCGCCGCGTATGGGCAAGTCGGAGTTCTCCTCCTACCTGTTCCCTGCCTTCTTTTTGGGCAATTTCCCCGAGAAGAAGATCATCATGGGCACCCACACCGCCGGTTTGTCGGAAGACTTTGGCCGCAGGGTGCGAAACTTGCTGGCTGACGAGGAATACCATGGCCTTTTCCCCCAAACGCTGGTGGCAGACGATCAAAAAGCTGCCGGTAAGTGGTCTACAAGTGCTGGTGGTCAGTACTATGCTGCTGGTGTCGGCGGCGCTCTTGCTGGTCGTGGTGCTGATCTGTTCGTTATTGACGACCCTCACTCGGAGCAGGACGTTAAGGCCAACTCACGGCTGGCTTTCGACACTGCATGGTCTTGGTTCCAGACCGGGCCGCTCCAGCGACTGATGCCGGGCGGTGCGATCATTATTGTGATGACGCGCTGGGGCAAGCTGGACCTCACGGGCCGCCTGATCGACTACCAAGCCAAGAACCCCAACTCCGAGCCGTGGGAGATTGTGGAGCTCCCGGCCATTTTGAACGAGGGCACGGAACACGAGAAGTCGCTCTGGCCAGACCAGTGGCCACTGGCCACGCTCAAGGCCACAAAAGCCAGCATTGACCCCCAGTACTGGAACGCACAGTACATGCAGCAGCCCACCAGCAACAGCGCGGCCATCATCTCGCGCAAGTCTTGGCGCGTATGGACCCAAGATGAGCCGCCGCGGTGCGACTACATCATCCAGAGCTGGGACACGGCCTTTGAGACCAAGACCACGGCCGACTATTCCGCGTGCACAACGTGGGGGGTGTTCTACAACGAGGAAGAGCAGGACAAGGCGCAGGTGATCTTGCTGGATGCGTTCAAAGACCGCATGGCCTTCCCGGAACTCAAGGTGATTGCGCTCAAGCACTACAAGGAGTGGGAGCCAGATGCGTTCATTGTGGAGAAGAAAGCGGCCGGAGCGCCGCTGATCCAAGAGCTGCGGGCCATTGGCATTCCCGTCGAAGAGTTCAGCCCCAGCCGGGGTAACGATAAAATCGTCCGGTTGAACGCCGTGGCCGACCTGTTTTCTTCAGGCGTGGTTTGGGCACCAGACACAAGGTGGGCTCGTGAGGTCATCGAGGAGGTTGCATCTTTCCCCAATGGAGAGAACGACGACTACGTTGACACTACCTCTCAGGCCCTGTTACGCTTCCGCCGGGGTGGGTTTATCCCCTTAGACTCCGACGAGCAGGAAGACCGGACCTACCAGCGGCGTAGGGCGGCGTACTATTAGGAACACACATGGCAACGAACATTGACAAATCCCTTTTTCAGCAGCCCACGGGCATCGACGCCCTTGGTGAAATGGAAGAGCCGATCGAGATTGAGATCGTGGACCCCGAGTCCGTGACCATCGGCATGGGTGATATGGAGATTGAGATTGCCGAGGCCGAGCCTTCGGCCGATGACTTTGACGCCAACTTGGCCGAGTACATGACGGACGGTGCCATGAGCACCATGGCGGGCGACATTTCCGGCGACATCGACAACGATCGCAACAGCCGCAAGGACTGGGAGAAAGCCTACACAGAAGGGTTGAAAC